AACTTCCAGGTGGTGTAGAGTTTAATGGCAGGCAAATCTACGACGACGGGCAAAGAGAGGTTGATGAACTTAAAGCGAAGATGTTGAGCACATACGAGTTACCACCACTCGACTTGATTGGTTGATGATATGCTTAATCCATTTTTCCAAAACGGGACATCAGGCGAACAGAGTTTAATTCAAAGCCTGGTCAATGAACAGATAAAGATGTATGGTATTGAGGTATATTATATGCCTCGCAAATATCTAACGAAGTTTACTGTAATCAAAGAAGTAATTCAATCAGAGTTTGACAATGCCTATCCTATTGAGGCATATGTGGATAGTTATGATGGATATGGTGGTGAGGGAACCATCCTTTCAAAGTTTGGTATTCAAGAGAAAGATGACCTAACACTCATTGTTTCGAGAGAAAGGTTTGAAGATTATATTACACCATTAATTAAGAACTTACCTAATATTGAATTATCGACTAGACCTAAAGAAGGAGATTTAATTTACTTCCCTCTGGGTGAAAGACTGTTTGAAATCAAATATGTAGAGCACGAACAACCATTCTATCAACTTCAAAAGAACTACGTTTACCAGTTGAGATGTGAACTGTTCAGATATGAGGATGAAGTTATTGACACTGGTGTTGAGACTATTGATGATGAGATTGAACAAATTGGTCATATCACCACACTTCGACTCCTAGCAGTCGGTGCAGGAACGCAAGCAACAGCAACTGCCAATATGTGTGATGGTGGTTCAGTTGGACAAGTCATTCTATCTAACATGGGTAAGGGTTATATTGAACCACCCCGTGTAGCATTCTCATCTGCCCCTGATGGAGGAACTACTGCGGTTGGATTCGCATCATTGTCTTTTGATTATATCGGATGTGATGGACAAACAGGTAGAGTCATATCTATCAATCTTACTAATGCTGGATGTGGATATACAGAAGCACCATTAGTTACATTCCATAGTTCTAAAGGCAGCGGAGCAGCAGGAACTTCTCTTCTGGTTCCCACCACGTCCGTACAATCAATCTCTATTGGTAATAGCGGTGGTGGATACTTTATTGCTCCCGTCGTTGGCATCTCTACACCTAAACATGTTGGTGCTGCCGCAACAGCAACTATCGACCACCCAGTTGGATCAGGATCTAGTGTCATTGCTGCCACTATCAGTGTTGGTGTTGCTACTTATTTGTTCCCACATGGCACAACTGGTGGTGTTTTCTATAAGCAGGCACCCACTGTCACATTTACAGCACCAGGAATTGGCACTACTGCCACTGGCATCTCTACAATTAGATTTGATTCCATTGAGACATCAGGAACGATTGGCATAGGTTCAACTGTCATTACTGGTATCACTACAACAAACATGATTGTAGGTGATAGAGTTCGTCTATTGAGTGGTTATCACCCACAACCATCGGTTGAAATCATTCCAAGAGAGACCTTCGTAACAAGCATTGGATCGTCTCTGATTGTCATGAACAACGCTACAACTGGTATTGCTACCACCACAAGAACCGTTGAAGTTGGTATTCAAAATTGTGGCATTGTGACTGGAATCACCATTACAAATGCTGGTAGTGGATATACGGTTGCTCCTACAATTACCATCAGCAACGATCTTTCAGAGAAGAATTACTCCACAGAGGTTGATGGTGTGGTAAGGGCAACTGGTATCACCAGTGTTAATGTATCAGGATTTGTTACTTCTGTTGTCCTGTCTAACTCTGGTGCCAAGTATGTTCTTACACCTGATGTTGTAATTGAAGCACCCCCATATATTGGTGTTACGACTACAAGTGGTTCATTCATATTCAATGAAATTGTAACAGGCGGAACATCAGGAGCGACAGCAAGAGTCAAAGAATATAATGCGGTAGCAAATACACTTGAGATTGCTATCGTAGATAAAGACTTTGTTCCTGGAGAATCAATTACTGGATCAGAATCAGGAGCGGTAGGAATTGTTAGTAGAGTTGGAATATACGATGAGGTGACCGCATTTGCCGATAATGATAACATTGAAGCAGAGGCAAATGCGATCATTGACTTCACAACTAGAAACCCATTCGGAATGCCTTAACATTTAATAAGGTTAAATAGTAGTATATTCATATACGATTGGGGATCATGTTTGAATATTTTTATAACGAGATCTTAAGATCCACCATCATCGCGTTTGGATCGTTATTTAACGATATACAGATAAAACATAAAGATGATAATGATGATACTTGGAGTGTCATCAAAGTTCCTCTTGCTTATGGACCAACACAGAAGTTTTTAGCAAGACTGGAGCAAACTCCAAAACTTAACACTCCTGTTCAGATGACACTTCCTAGGATGTCATTTGAATTTATCGATCTCGTTTATGATCCAGAAAGAAAGGTATCTAAAACCCAAAGTTTCGTAGCAACTTGTGAAGATGGATCACAAACCAAGCGAGCATATATGCCCGTTCCATACAATATGATCTTTGAGTTGTCAGCAATGACAAAACTCAATGATGATATGCTTCAAATTACTGAACAAGTACTTCCATATTTCGCACCATCTTTTACACTCCCCATCAAAATTCTTGGATGTGTAAATGAAGTAATGAACGTCCCTGTTGTCCTGGATAACATTTCGATGGAGGATGATTATGAGGGTAATTTTGATACTAGACGAGCACTAGTCTATACATTTAGATTTACTGCTAAAGTCTACATGTATGGTCCTGTCAAGGATGTATCCTCTAGTATCATCAATAAGGTCAACATTGGATACGTTGGTGGTTCTAGATCCATTGTTAAAGGTTCCTCTGCATCTTATGAAAGAGATGTCAACTATAAAGTTGTACCCAGAGCACTTAAAGATTATGACGGTGTTGTTGTTACCAACCTGGCAGAAGACATCACTGATGAAGACACTGTAATCACTGTTGCTGACGGAACCAAGATTACAGCAGAAACTGATATCTACATTGATGAAGAACTGATGTATGTCAGAAAAGTCAGTGGTAACAAGATTACTGTCGATAGAGCGAAAGACCAGACTACGTTACAAACACACGTCTCTGGAGCAGCGATACATGGTATTACTGTTGATGATACTCCATTCATTGACGTAGGTGACAACTTTGGATTCGATGGTGGATTTATCTAATGACTATTATGACAAAAAAGTATGACAAGTTAGACGAAACCTTTGATGTAGAGGCAACAGAAATTACAAAAGAAAAAGTCGATGGCAAAATCGAACAAATTAAATCTTCCTCTGAAGATATTCGTAAAGACTACGAATACACGAGGGGTAATCTCTATTCGATCATTGAAAAAGGTCAAGAAGCAATAAATGGCATTCTTGAACTTGCTCAAGAAAGCGAAATGCCCAGAGCATATGAGGTTGCTGGTCAACTTATCAAAAATGTCTCTGATGCGACTGACAAATTGATGGATCTTCAAAAGAAACTGAAGGATGTCAATGAGGAGAAGGATCAAAAAGGACCAACAACAGTGAATAATGCTTTATTTGTTGGTTCAACTGCTGATTTACAGAAAATGCTAAAGCAGGCACAGCAGGATAAATAGTAAAAATGGAAAATCTACCTTTAAAATGAAAGATTTAGGAGATTTCTTCAGTTTAATTGGTGAAGAGAAGAAGAAAAAGCAAGAAAAACAACAAGAACTGATTGGCGATTTGTCTCTCGGAGACCTTTTTGCGTCTTTGAGTGAAGAAAAAGCAAAACTTAAGAAAAAGAAGGAGAAAATATCTCAAGAAGCAAAGGCATTTGAAAGTTTTCTGTTTACAGAACCCAAAAAAGAGGTTGATACGTCCGATTGGAAGGACAATTACAAGCCTTTAGAGATTGAAACTGTCAATATCATCGAACCAGAACCTCTAGCACCCGCTCCTGAACCAGAAATAGTCGAGGAATCGATTGAAGAACTTGAAACTTTGGCAAAAATCAGAGATGATTTGGACGTTAAGGTAGATAAATCTAATAATTTGCTGAAAAGCATTGAAATTCTTGACAAAATGCCTCAAGAAGAGAAAATTGATGATGAAAAAGACAGTGAAGTCAACAGATTAAGGCGTGAAATTGACCAACTTCGCAAGATGGTCTACGAAACAGTGCGTCAAACCTCTACAATTGGTGGTGGTGGTGCCGGATTTATCAAAGATTTAGATGATGTAAGCATTGTCGGACTTCAAAGTGGTTATGTTCTTGTTTGGGATGATCCAAATAATAAGTGGGTTCCTAGACCAAAGGCAGCAGACCTCGATCTAGGACCACTTCAAACCATCGCTGGCACTGCTGCTACCACTATCCTCAACGGTGCTGTTCTAGCGTTTGATCAACCATCTGGTCAGTTTATTGCTACGAGTCAAATCGGAGCAGCAACTACAAACATTGCTGGATACAGTATCTCTACAGATATTCCACAGAACAACGATCTCATTGTCTTCAAGGCAGGAGACTCCGAATGGGGATTCGATACTCCCTTCCAGGTTGTTGATTTGTCTGATGGCACTGAAGATGGTAACCAAGACTTTGGTTCATTTAGTCCATAAATACAATTACGAAGGTATAAGTTGAAGTAATGGCATCACCAACCCTTAAGTTTAAAAGAGGCGCGTTTGCTAATCTTCCAACACTTGCTGTTGGTGAACCAGGTTTTACAACTGATCGTTATCAACTTTTTGTTGGTTCTCTGGATGGAAACCAACTGATTGGCGATGGAGACTTTTTCAATATTAACACAACCACAGAGGGTGGTGGTGTAAGACTTTTTGAAGCAACTAATAACGGAACCGAGTTTATTGAATTAGCAGCACCCGCAACCATCGGTGCT